TCTCCTTGTCTAGTCATGCGACGCCGACCAGGTCGGACCATTCGACGTCGCCGCCGACCTCGTCCCAGCTGTAAGCGGGGTCGACGTCGGTCCACGGCATAGAAGAACCCTGCGCGGCCGCCGAACTGGTGACCAGGTTCAACGTCCACCAGCCGGCGTCGAAGGTGTAGGTGCCGCCCTGCAGCAGCAGCGGCAGGGTGGCGGCGCCGTTCGGCGACCAGGGCGGCAGGTCGGTGAGCAGGATCGCGGCGCCGAGCCGGCGGGTCCCGTCGAGCAGGTCGAGGGCCCGGCTGGCCTGGTCGGGGTCCATGCCGTCGTCGGTGCGCCAGGTCAGCCCGCCGACCCGCCAGGACGCCAGGTGCAGCCGGCCCAGGATCAGCTGCCCGATGCCGATCGCGTCCGCCTCCGATACCAGCACGGTGGACACGGCGGCCCGGCGGGTCCCGAGCCGGGCTTCGAGGGCGGCGTCGATCAAGGTGTAGGTGCGTTCCGTCGCCGCGGCGGGTTCGCCCTCCTCGTCGACGGTCTGTTCCTGCCAGGTGACGGCTACCCGGGTGACCACGTCGGAGACGGCCTGTTTCCAGACGACGGGGTCCAGCAGCACGTCGCACGCGTCCAACTCGATCGCATTGTTCGCCGCGGTGGTGGGGCCGACGTGGACCAGGCCGTCGTCGCCGACGTACAGCACATACAGGGCGGACTGCACGCGGGGGTCGGCCAGCCACAGGTACGGCCCGGTGGTGCGGTGCGTCGCCGACCACAACACCCCGTCGACCGACGTCGCGAGGTCGGCGAGCAGCGGCCAGCATTGCTGCCGGTCGACGTCCATGTACGTGACCAGCCAGTTAGCCAGCGTCGGCGCGATGGTGTAGCGGACGGCGGCGTACATGCCGGCGCCGGACAGGATATGCCCGAACCGGGTGGCGACAGTTTCGACGTACCAGGCGGGCGCGCCGACGTCCCGCTGGGCGAGGTCGGCGGTGAAGTCGGCGGCGACGACCGACGACACGACCGACCCGGTCCCGGTGTCCCAGCCGGCGTCGAGGTCGGTGACCCGGCCGGAGAACACCGCCACTTCCCGCAGGATGCCGCCCTCCGTCGACGGCGGCAGGATCGCGACGTCGTCGAGATAGACGTCCGTCAGTTCCTGCCAGGTCCCGGCGGCGTCGTTCCAGGTGCCGGGCGCGTCGGTCCATTTCGTGTACCAGACGGTCAACCAGAACCCGGCCCAGGTGCCGGCCTGCTCCGGGGTCGCCGTGAAACCGGACGTCAAGGTTGCCCAGTCGCCGGCCGCGACGTGCTGTTTCCAGTCGATGTGACCGCCGAGGGTCGTCCCGTCAGGTTTGCGGTACAGCCACATCGCCAATTGGATGAGGGTGCCGGCCGCGGCGCGGACGGTCGCCGACGTCGACCAGTACTCGCCGGGCTGCACCGTCTGCAGGTGATCCCACGACGTCGGATCGCTACTGAGCGGCGCGGGATACACCTTCATCTGCCCGGACACCCGCCCGCCGGCCTGCTGCTGCCACAGGGCGGACTGGGCGCCGGCGGCGGCGGCGGCCCGGGTGTAGACCAGGGTGGCGCCGGGATCGTCCAGGACGAACGTGCCGGGCGGCGTCGACCCGGGTGTCCCGGACTCGAAACCGGGGTCGGCGTTAATCGGCGTCCCCGGCGACCCGGCGGCCAGCCCGGTCGCGGTCACGTCGACGCGGGCGCCGGTGTACAGCAGATCCAGGAACGACGACCCGCCGGGCGGATCCAGCAGGTCGAAGCTGCACGTCGACGGTTCGACCTGGTCGACGGTCGTCGCCCGGCCCCAGGTGATCGACAGGCCACTGAGCGCGGTGGGCACGTCCGGGTCGTCGCCGGGGGTGCCGTCGGCGACCCTCGCGCCGTCGACGTACAGGGTGCAGCCGATCGGCCCGGTCACGCGGTCGCCGCCATTCCGCCGACACGGATCCCGGCGGTCCGCCGTTCCCGCCCGCCGAGGATGCCTTTGATCTGCCGCGCCGTGTTATCGGGGTCGACCGCCCCCTGGATGATGATCGTCGGCCCCGTCGAGCTCGCCGCGGCCGCCGCGGTGCCGCCGGCGAGGGCGGTCGTCGACAAGGTCGGCGAGCCGTACAGGCCGGGCGCGGCGGGCGGCGGCGCGGTGGGGATCGACTTGAATTTGCCCATGATCCCGGATATCCAGCCGGCGACCTTCCCGACGGCGCCGGATATCCGGCCGACGGTGTCGTCCCAGAGTTGCATGATCCCGTGGATCGCGTCGGTCACCGGGCGCAGCGCGGACTGGATCACGCCGGCGACCCGGTCGAACACCGACTTGAACACGCCGACAACGGTTTCGATGATCTTCTGCCAGCCGCGGATCTCCGCCGCGATGAAAGCACTGATCGCACCGAACGCCGCCTTGCCGACACTCTTGATGCCGTCCCACACGGCGGCGGCGGCGGTGCCCAGACCCCGGAAGATCGCGACGACCGCATCCTTGAGCGCCTGCACGGCGGCCTTGATCGCCGACCACACCGCCGCCGCCGCCGACTGGATGCCGCGCCACACCGCGGCGGCGGCGGTCCCGACGGCCCGGATCGCGGTGGTGATCGCCGACATGACGGTCTGCGCGGCGACCCGGATCGCGGTCCACACGGCGGCGGCGGCGGAGCCGATGCCCCGCCACACCGCGGCGATGAAGTCGCCGACCGCTTTTACCCCGGTCTTGATGCCCTCCCACACCTGCCCGATGAACACGCCGATCGCCTGGATCGCGACCTTGATCGCGGCGAGGGCGGTGGTGAACGCGGCGACGATCGCGGCCCACACCGTTTCGGCGATCGCCTGGATCTGCTTCCACATGCCGATGAAGAAATTCCGGAACGCATCGCACTTGATCCACAACAGGACGATCGCGGCGACCAGGGCGACGACCGCGATAATCACGATCGCGACCGGGTTGGCGCTCATAGCGGCATTCCACAGCCACTGCGCCGCCGCGGCGATCTTCGCCTTCTCCGCCATAACGGTCTGGATCATGGTGTAAACCTTCAAGGCGGCGGCCAAAGCCAGAATGCCGCCGGCGATGGTCGCGACGATCCCGGCCAATATGAGAAACAGCGTCGAGTTTTGTTGGATAAACCCGGCGAGGGCGGCGAATATGTTACTGACCGCCGTCGCCGCCGGGAGCAGCGCCTGTCCCATGGTGGACGCCATGTTCTTCATGGAAGCGCCGGCGATCTGTTGGGCCTCCGCGGCGGTGCCCGACTGCGCCGCGAACTGTCCCATCGAGGCGGCGCCCTGTTTCGCGATCAGGTTCATCGTCGCCTGCGCTTTGGCGGCGGTCCCCGCTTTCCCGGTGAGTTTCGATGTTCCTTCCGCCGCCATCTCCGCCGACACTGCCGCCGCGGACAGGCCGAGTCCTAAACGTTCCGCCGGGTCCGCTTCGCCGCGCATGGCCGAACTGAGGGCGTCGACGGCGTCGGCGGCGGTCCCGCCGTAGGTCGCGGACAGGTCGGCGCCCTGTTGGATCATTTCCTTTGTCTTGCCGGCGATCTGGTCCATGGGGACGCCGGCGGTTTTCAGTTGGGCGCCGATCTTCGCCGCCGCCGTCGCGTACTCCGTCGAGGACAGGCCGGCCGATTTCGCCGCGGTTTCGCCCCACGCCTTCACCTGGTCGGCGGACTTCCCGAACACGGTGTCAATGCCGCCCATCGCCTGCTCATGGTCGGACGCGGCGGCCAGTGCGGACTTGCCCATGCCGACCAGGGCGCCGCCGACCAGGGCGGCCGGTTCGACCAGGCCGCCGATCTTGGCCTGCATCTTTTCCACGCCACCGGCAGCGTCGCCCATACCCTTTGCGGCATCGGAGGCGTCGGTGAGGATCTTGATCGACAGGATCGCGGCGCCCAGCGAGCCCAGACCCATCTATCTCACCGCCGCTCCAGTATGTCGACGACGGTCGCGAGGATGTCGTCGGGGGTGTGAAACCATTGCGCCGGAACGGTTCCCGTCGCGACGGCGATTTCGCAGATCAGCCGGACCCGGGATCCGGCTGGGTAGGGACCGTTCCGGCGGGGTCGCCGTCGGCGGTGGTGATGGACACGGCGGTCCGTTCGAAGTCTTCGAACGTCTGCCCGTTCAAGACGCCCTTGCGTTTCAGGGCGGCGTAGGCGAGGAACGTCTGCGACTTGATCGGGGCGTCGGTGAACGTGCCCCAGCCGTGTTTTCGGGCGGTCGTCTCCGTCAGCACCAGGTCGGCGTTGATCGACTGCACGACAACAGGTTCCGCGTCGTCATCCTCACTGAGATAGACGACCAGTTTCGGTGTGGCCAGTTTCGCCATAGCTTATTTTCCTTTCACGGTTGCGACGATGGAGTCGACGCGGTCGGCGTACAGCTGCACGATTTCGCCGCGGCCGTCGGTCAAGGCGGGCCGCATATAGGGTTGCGCCCGGATGTTGTGCCCGGCCCAGCCGTACTCCTGCACCTTGGCGTAGGGGACGCCGCCGCCGCCGGCGGCGACCTGACCGCCCCGCTTGTCCGACGTGGCGCGGATGGATCCGGCGAGTCGTCCGGTGCGGCGCGGCGCCCGCGACGCGGCATCCTGCGCGAGCCGTGCCGCCGCGGCCTGATTGACCGACGACCAATCCGACAGGTCACGCTGCGCGGCGGACAGGGTGCGCTGCAACGTGTCCGCACCCTCGATGACGATCTTGCCTTTGCCACCGGTCACGGCGCGGGCGTGCCGTAGGTGTAGGTGGGGACACCGACCAGCGACCAGGCGATATCCGACGTCAGGTTCGACCCGTAGTCGTCGGTGGTGCCAAAGTCCATCGGATCGATCACCACGGTCCCGGTCGCCGTCGTCCCGGCCTCCGTCGACGGGGTGAACGTGAACGCCTGCTCCGAACCGGGCGCCGACTGGGTCAGCGCGAACAAACCGGACGCCGCCCCGATATCGGTGTCCAAATTCCCGTCCAGTTCGTAGGTGTACGTCGTCTTACCCGGCCGGACCGTCCCACAGAGCTTATAAGTCGGATCGGTGACGTCTTTCGACATGACGATCACAAGGTTGTTCACGAGACAGGAGACGTCGATTTCGGCGCCGGTTTCGCCGATCGTCAATGTGCCCGGCCCGAGGGTGGCGACGCCGGCCGGTGCGGTGGGTGCGGTCATGGTGAAACCTTTCCGAATTGGTGGCGGGTGGTGAACGTCAATTCATAGGCGGGCATCGGCGAGGCGCCGTCGGTGCCGGTGATATCAATCGGCCGGCCGTCCGTGACCGGAGTCGCGGCCAGGGCGTCGACAGTCGCGCCGATCAGCGGCCCCAAATTCTTCAGGGCGACGTCGCGGCCGGTGTTCGGCACGATCACCGCGATCGTCCAGCCCAGATCGGCGTATTGCTTGCCGAACCGCCACGCGATCTGCGGCGGCGTCACATACACGCACGGCGGGTTGACGTTGCGGACGTCGGCGACGGCGCGGATCCCGGCCGCCGTCAGCCGATCCAGGACGTCGCCGACGGCGCCGGCGAGGTCGAACGTCGACGCGCTGCGCATGGCCGTCACCCGACGGCCGGCCACGCGTAGGCGCCCTGCCGCAACGCCCGCTGGATATCCGGATCCCAGCGGGACACGTAGGCGACAGTGTCCGAGAACGTCTCGATCCCGGCGGGGGAGTTGCGGCGGCGGACCAACCTGGCGGCGAGCATCACGGCGCCCTGGTAGACCTCGCCGTCCGGTTGGAACACCGACGGGAACCCCGGCCCGGCCGGGTAGGCGAACTGGTCCCGGCGGGCCCGTTCCACTTCGACCTGGGCGGAGGCGACGGCCCGGCCGATCAGGGCGTCGTCGTCGGTGTCCGTCCCGTCGAGGCGCAGCTGATCCTTGACGTCGCCGATCTCCAGCCAGTCCGCCACCGGGCGCCTACTTCCGGCCGCGCGGCGCGGACTCGACGGCCAGGGCGGCGGCGCCGCCGGTCACGGCCTGCTTCACCAGGCCGCGGGCATCGTTGAGCAGATCGCCGGCGTAGCCGAACACGCCGATATCGATCCCGCCGTTCGGGATGTTCACGGCCTGCACCCGCAGCGGCGACCCGGCCGCCTCGAAGTGCGTCGCGGCCTGCCGGTCGCCGGCCAGCACCGTCCCGGCGGCCAGGCCCGGGTCGACAAAGAATCTCAAGTCAGCGACCGACCCGCCCGCCGCCTTGATCGACACCGACCCGGCGCCCACGGACAGCCACCACGGCGCCTCAGCCGACGTCAGCGACAGATACTGAGACCACAAGTCCGAACTGATCGCGATCCACGACGGCGTCGCCCCATTCTCGCCCAGGAACGACGCGACCGCGGCCAGGGCGTCGACCAGGTTCGACACCACCGCGGTCGACACGGTCGCATTAGCGGCCAGGAACTCGCCGGCCTTCTCGTTCGACTTCCGGCCGTAGTCGGCGACCGCCGCGGAGAACATCGCCTCCAGGAACCCGGGCGAGGCGAGGTCGACGAAGATCCGGTCCACGTCCCAGCCGCCGGCCAGGCGGTAGGCGTTCCCTTCGACCGGGACGATCTTCACCGGGTTCGACGGGATCGCCGTCTTGTTCCCGGCGTAGTCGTCGACGACCGGCTTCGTTTCCCATTTCCAGCCGTAGACCCGCATCCCGGTCAGGGTGGCCTTGCTCATGGCGTCGATGTAGGGGCGCTGCGCGGCGACCGGCGTCCACAACTCGCCCAGCCACTGATCCCGCAGGAACCCCTGCGCGTCGTTGGCGGGGACGACGTCGGACAGGGCGGCGTTCAGCGCCCCGGCATCGTTCGCGCCGTTCAGCGCCCCGCGGATCCGGGCGACCGCGGCGGCGAACGTCGGCACCCGGGGCGCCCCGGTCAGCGCACCGCCGACCGGGTTCAGGGAGGCGTACAGCTGCGCCGGCACCGGCGGCACGTCCGGGTCGGCGGGGGCCGCCGGATCCGGCGGCGGTGTCGCCGGGTCCGTCGGGGTCGGGGTCGGTGCTGGTGCGGTCACTGGTACCTCCGGGGTGTCGGCGGCGGCCAGGTCGGCGCCGGTGAATGCGGGAATAGGAACGAGGGCGACCGCCGTCAACGTGGCGGCGGTGACATGCCCGCCCTTGATCACGACGTCGTCGAGCTCGACGGACAGGCAATCGCGGATACCCTCCGCCGCCTCGAGCAACGCGGTGTCGCCGTCGGGCGTGGCGGCGGCGTGAAACGTCATCCGCAACGCTTCCGCGTTGTCGTCGGCGGCCGTCGTGTACCCGACGGGCGTGGTGCGGCCGTGGTCGCGGAACAGCTTGATACGGCGCAGATCCGCCGGGACGGCGACGGCGCCGGCGTCGACGGTGACGGTGCCGGCCGACGTCCGCCCCGGGATGCCGTAGGGCAGCGCCGTCCCGGTCAGGGTCCGGCCGTCCGCGGCGGCGGTGACCGCGGGGACGGGGGCGAGCATCTCTAAACGCATCTAGTCCTCCGTGGGGAATCCGGTCGGCGACGCCACCGGCGACGTCAGGTCGGAGTCGTTGAACGCGACCCGCTGCCCCTGCGGCACAACGTCATCCATCGACAGCCGCGCCGCGATGCCGGCCATGTACAGGGACAGGCCGTAGTCGATCCACTGCTGATTCCGGCCCTGCAAAGTCGCATATTCGAGCGAGGCGCCCTGGGTGGTCGCGTCGAGCATCGCGGCGGGCATCGACACGTCGCGGGCCACGTCCAGGGCGGAGGCGTTCCGGCCGTCGATCAACAGCGCCCCGGAGTCGATGGGGATCGCGGTCGCCTCGATCGCGGCGTTGGTGAACAACACCCCGTCGTTGTCCCGCAGGGCGCGGCGGGCCTCCCCGACGATCGCGGCCCGGTCCAGGGCGTCCAGGGTGATATCGGTGGTCTGGTTCAACAGCAGCCGGAACGGGCGCCGCGCCACATCGGCGGCGGTGCGTTCGAGGTCGATCGCGCCGCGGATGGTCCGCTGCGCGAAATTCAGGATGCCTTCGTGCGGCCCGGGGATCACGATCAGCTTTGTGGCGGGGATGACGTGGCCGTCGAGGTCGGTGATCTGGCCTTTGTCGTCGGTGGACCAGGCGGCCCAGGGGATCCGCAGGGCGCGGGTCGGCCGGCCGTCCTGCGGATCCGTCCGGGTGATGATCCACACCGATATGCCGTAGAACAGGTGGTCGTCGACGGTCCACAGGTGCCGCCACCAGGTGGACTGCGGCATCACCCCGTAGCGGCGCAGGTCATCGGCGGTCAGGTCGCCCAGCTGCCCGTCGGAGCCCTGACACCAGTAGGGCTGCACGGCGACCAGGTCGGCGCCTTTCAGCGCTTCCAGGGGCATCTTCGCGATGGTCCCGGCGGTCAGGTGCCGGGCGCGGGCGACCGCGGGGATCGACATGGCGGCGGCCCGGGACACGGGCATGTCCTCCAGCGGCACGCCGAGAATGTCGGACCAGACGACACCTTCCAGCTGCGACGTCGTCCAAGCCTCCACCTGTGGTTGAGACTTTGGGAGGGTGGACACCATGTTCGCGGCTTTGAACGGGTTCAGTGTCACGGGGCGGCCGCGTTCAGCCGGTGCCGGCGCTGCCGGGCGGCGTCCATGGCGGCCCGGTAGTGAACCTGCCGGCGGTGCCGCTCCGATTGCCGTTCCGCGTCGTCCCGCGTCCCCGTCGGATCGCCCCGCCAGCCGCACAGACACCGGCCCTGCCAGGGTGCAGAGCCCTCTATCTGGATCAGTCTCGCCGGCACATACCTGATTCTGGGCAGGAACCGTGACAGACCCGCAAACGCGGCCCCCAGATCGCCGGAGAGCTATTCGGCGTACACCGCCGGGACGATCGGGGCGGGCGGCCGGTGCCGGTCGGCCCAGGACGCCAGGGTCGCGGCGAG